TCTACAAAGTCGATCATCCTCGCCCCGTCCGTGCCTCTCTCATTAGGGTCATTTCTAATGAATTTTAATTCTTTTATCGGAACTCTAGCCTTCCTTTGATTGTTGTAGTCATCGTTCATAGCGGCTCCTGCAAAAAAGATTCTCTTATGGTCAAAAGCAGATTGCAGAGACTCATTAGCTATTCTTATCCACTGAGAAGTAGGTTTTCTAAGAAACACAATATTCTTGCTACTTAGGTTATATTGGTTTTTAACTTTTCTCAGATTTTTTTCATAATCCTTAGCTTTATCTAAATCAGCGTCAATTACGCCCAGCTTTAGATTTTTCTTCTTGAAAATATCGCTTTCATTACAAGAGTTAAGAAACTGAACTCCACCGTTGTAGTCTCCTACTATTTCCACGATATTAAAGTGGGTAAGAAGATAGGCTAGATATTTAATATGTGTTTTTAAATTAGCTCCAGATAACCCATAACTATGAACAACCGTTCCTTTTTGAGTGTCTCTATTGATCTTTATTAAAAGCATAGCAAAATCGTCAGAGCTTTCACTCTCTGACCACGATGGGTCAAATGCTAGAATATATTCATCCTTGGGATTACCGACGACCTCTACTGACTGACCCTCTCCATCTGGAATCGTGCATTGCGCCATTTTGCTCACTTTGAAATAACCAGAACTATCATCCGTAAAAATAGCCCCAAATTCTCGCTCAAACTGAGAATCACTCATCGTTGCTCTGGATTGGCTAATCAAATTCTGATCATATAGTTGTTCAGGCGCACAATCATAACTAAAGTGCATAATGGTTCCATGCGCTCCGTCTTGTCTATTTTCGTTGAGTATTAATTTTTCGTATTGTTGATATATTTTATAAAGGTATTCGAATTTGTATGAAGCGGACGACAAACCAATAATTTTGTTATTGGGCCAGCGCCTCCTCTCCTCCTCTTTCATTTTACCTTTCTCAATCATCTGTGTTTCTAAATCGTATACCTCTTGACGCTCAGTGGGATTCTCCACCACAGAAAGGAAGGGAATAATAACCTCGTTGTAAATTTTCTCAGGCATGAGAAGCAACTCATCAATAATCATCCGCTGGAAACGGAAACCCCTAAGTTTTTCACCATCACCAAGTGGCAGAGCACGAATGCTGCTTCTACCAATCTCCATGACCCATTCGTCATTCATTTTNGANACCCTAGTAATACATTGAGAGAAAAAAGTTGCTTTGGGGCTTTTTGATATATCTTCTATCTTTTTAAAGATCATCTTTGACTGTCTGAAAGACTTAGACAGAATACCTATCTGGACACCCTGATTCAGAATAGCGTCTAAGAGCGCGAAAATGCCCGTAGAGAAGCTTTTGGACATTCCACGGCTCCAGATCCCCAGAAAGTAATCGGAGTCCATCATGGCCTTAATAGCCATATGTTGAAAAGGGAAGAGTTTTACACCAGTAAACAATTCACAAGCGAAAGAGGGGTTCTCCCTTAGAAACTTATAAAGCAAAATTTTTGCCTCAGTTTCCTCCAAATATCCCTCTTTGCCTAGAACTAGTTGATTTATATCTTTGAACTCTCGGTGTAGTTTCTGTTTTCCTGTTTGCCAAGCCATCTTCTTTAAGTTGTTTACCCCAAAAATACTGAACGTCTACCGTCCAAAGTTTTTTTCCTAAAACAAGAATTTTGGGAATGATTTCTTCACTTTTACGTCTGGAGCCACTAAACACAAATTGACAACAATCCGAATACTCAGCTTGTATTTCTCGCATCCTGTGATAGACATAATCTAAATTAAACTTTTTGTAACCCGCTCTATTGTTTGCCCACATTTTATCAAACGCCGTTTCTATCACTACGAATAACGAACAACCCATAGAGCGACACCTTTCTAGTTCTTTTATAAATCTTGTATAGCCATTAGTAACTGTAGCACAGAAGTCCTGGTAAGATTTCCTATCCACGAATGTATAGTCATATAAATCCCCTGCAACAGCGTAATCTCCCACATCCAACTTCAGAGATTCAGAATGCTTACAATACAGTGGCTTTTGTTCTCTTGTATCTATTAGGATAGGTGTATCTGAATAATCGTTTTTAAATTCATTTGGTAGTTGCCCCGAGAGCATGGGCAACATACCAAATTGTTTACAAGCTTCGTTATAGCTACCAAAAACTTCCTTACACATATCTATATCGGGAATTCCCAATGTTTGTAAGTAGATGGAAGGTGGAGCGCCCCGTAGCCCCTTGGCTTCTTTTTTTTCTTTAAAAGTCTTTATAATGAATTCTTTTACTTCTGCACGGGGTGCAGTTTTGCACCACTTCTTCATATTCCTTTTATTGATGAAGTCAGTAGCGAAATACTGATCGTATTTTTTGAACGGGATAAGTTCTCCAGTTAATTTGTCTTTTCTTCCATAATTATCTACATAGTAGTCCCCTAGGAACTTTCCATGTTTTTTTATGTGTGCATGGAGACTTCTTAATGAATCAAATGAATCCCCACACTCTTTACAATTATAAGACATCTTGCTTACCAATTCCTAAAACTCTTGCTTTCCATTCTGCCATTCCCTCTAATCTCTCCGCTTCTGTCTTCACAGCCTCTTTTTGCATCTCTGCTATTCTAACCATTGTTTTTCTTTCTTCCTCTTCTTGGAAAAGTTGAACAATAGACAGAAACGAAGCATTTTCCTTATGCATCTTCTTCATCCTCTCACCCCGATCACCCTGAAGCTTCTTGGTGAGGTTCTCAATGCGGGTTTCGCATTGATGATACTCAGAACTCTTAGCTTTGATAATTTCCGCTAACCTAATAGACATTTCTTGTTGTTCGTCAGCTTCATCAAACATATTGTTCAATTTATTTAAGTGAGTGCTGATTACCTCCAAATTAATTACCTCCTTACAGGCATTTAAATATAAATTAATTTCATCTGCCGTAAGGTCGGGCTTATCCCATGTTAAACGTATAAACTCATGTTCAAACAACACTCTGTCTTCAGTATTGAGATAATTGTTAATAATTTTAAGAAATCTTGAATTCGATAAATTAACCATCAACTTTTCGACACAAACTTGCTTTTGCCTGTTGATTTTAGATTCCTCTAACCCGATCCCAGTAGCATCATTGATTTTTTTGATGATTCGTGAGGGAGACTTAGGTGAAATGTATGAACTTAACGCACCACTGTCTTGAGATGGTAAAATGTCAGGATTGACAGTCCGAATCTCTGTTAGCACTGCTCGTTGTTCAGCGCTTAGCGGTCGAACATCGCGAGAAGAAAAAACAATACGAGCAATCTCCAAATGAAGATAAATCCAGTCTCGGCTTGTTGAATTATAAAATTCAACGTTGCTCTCTCGTAAATTCAATAGTTTCTGCGGGTTCTCGACTGGTAGTTCTAAAATCTATAGAATTTTCTACTAAAAACTTGCGGACAGCCCTTCCCTCCTTAGATCTTCCATCTAAAGAGTCATCCCCAAAGCATTGTTTAGTTAAATCAATTAAATTGGGAATCCTAGAAGCGTTCTCCCTAACAAACTCTTTTTGTTCTTTAGTTAGGTCCATCTCCTATAATATCGTGTTGTTTTAAGATTTCTAAGGCCACTTCTAAAAACTTCTTTTTTAAATTCTTAACTTGGCGATAACCAAGCTTCCTTTTCTGTGGAGAAATTTTGTAACCCATAAACCGAGCTACATCCTCTTCAGTTTTGTCTTCGAAGTATAACATTCTATAAGCGACATAATGAGTCTCGCTCAATTCTATCTCCATGTAAAAATCAAGACGATTAAGAGAAGTATTAAAATCAAAATCAGTAGAGTGCTGGGATCTTACTTCTTTTACAAAATCTTCAGTAGAAAGTGGAATTTTAAGCTCCAGCCCCGTTTTTTTAGATTTTTCCCACTTAGCATAAATTTTACAGCTATTATCTTGCTTCTCACTTCTTGTAACAGTGCATTCATCGCCCCTAGCGAATTCGCAACTATTACAAGGCTTTACATAATTGCCATAATGATTTCTAACTAAGTTTCGAATCTGGTTAGAAATGATGCGACCGATCCACGGTTCAAGTGGTCGCTCTTGATCCCACATATGCCACTTTTTAGATATGTGTAATTTGATAATTTGTTCTACGTCTTCAAAGTCAAACCATTTAACCGCCTTAAGTCTCCACTTAAATTGCTGTCTTTTAATAGCAGCATCGATGATATCTGAAAAATCCTCGTAAGTATACTCACCCTTCTCGTTTTTTTTCATCAATAAATTCATTAATAGAGAGCTTTCTGGCCTTCTTCTCTGCATTGGAAGGTGGTGACTCGCCTAGTAATGAACCTAGAGTAACAGTTTTNCTTTCTGGTCCTTCTACTTCTACTTGAAAGTTTGAAAATTTCAGGAACAAATTGAGAATCTGTTTCGTCTTGAGATATTACTACTGATTTTTCTAATTTAGGTAAACCCGCAGCAGTATTGGTAGAAGCGCTGGCGTTAAGCTGTTGACCGCACTTACCGCAAAAATTCGGTTGAGCGTGAGCGTAAGAAAGTTTGGTTCCGCAACTGTGACAAAATAAGTGAGCCATCTTATATATTTATATAGTTTTAAATCGTTTTTTCAAAAATAAACAAGGTCTAGTCCTGTTATAGTAAAAAAGCTGTTCGCCGCTAGCGCGTTGACATTAGCTCTTGTTTTACATATACTATTACACTTTCTTGTGTGTTTCTAATTTAGAAATAATAAATTTTAATATTTTACTTCTAACAATATCGTTACAAGTAAACTTAAAAGAGTGAATTCCCTTTTCTTCCGAATCCTCATCCGAGAACAAATCAAACATTTCACTGAAACCTGTTTTGCCNTTAATATCGCTTTGCATAAAGTCTCCACAGATAATCAGCTTACTGTCTTCCCCTATTCTTGTGATTAGGGTTGTTAATTCCTTGAAGGTGAAGTTCTGCGCTTCATCTGCTACAATTAACTTATTGTTCCAGTTCGCTCCTCTTAAGAAGTTTATAGGAACCGCAGAGATGCGACCTTTTTGTTTAAGGAAGGCTGTATCACCCTCAAAGACAATTTCTTCTAGCTTATCATAAAGGGGCATTAAGAAAGGGTTAAACTTTTCCGCCATATCTCCAGGGAGACTACCTAATCCTTTATCTGCGCTTTCCGCGATACTTCTAACATATAACAATTCTTTTTCTGGATCTTCAGCCATAAGACGCAAACATCCATAAAGAGACATGTAAGTCTTGCTCGATCCCGCTGGACCTGAAACAAAGAACATTTTAAGTTCGGGGTCTAGGAGGGTCGTTAGAAATCGCCGCTGACGAGTAGTGAACTTAAAGTCCCTTTTCTTAAATTTAATAGAGTGATGGAAGTGAGGCTGCTACTGTATATTGGACAATTTTTTAAGTGCCATACTACATATGTATGTTACACTTAAACTAGAGTTTGATCTGTTTTATTGTGGCATTTGTAGTAACAACCTCACCACCTTTTGTGCTATAACTCTCCGATAGCACCCTTGATCCCTGTGGAAAAGATATAAAGTCAGTAATGAAGGGGACGGTATTGCCCACTCCACACACACTCATACTCAAAGTATTTGTTAGCTCTTCTCCGCTAAAATTAATAAGACTATTTACTCCAGTAGAAGTCACAGACAATTCCTCTTCCACTCCGTCTAACAACATAGTTGAAGCGTTAACGGAACCAAGAGCGAAAGTTGGACTGCGAGAATATCTTCTAGTAAAGCTTATTTGAGATTGAACATTGTTTAAAATGTTGGCGCTATCCGTAATTGTGCAAGTATGCCCATAAGCAATAGCATCACTATCAAAAGGAATAACCCCACCATCAAATGGATTGGAATCTCCTGTAATTTGACTTCCTGTAACGGGATCTAAGGAAACGAACTTAGCTTGAAGAGTAACGGGGACAAAAGGAGCAATAGTAACACTCACATCAGTTGCATAACATTTATTATACATTCCACTGCCTACTTGAATTGTTACGAAATTATCTTGGTTGGCATCGAGTAAGAAATCTAATCCCGAGACCAGTCCCGACTGTAGTATGCAATCAAAAGAAATGTCAGCACTCAACGGTCCATCAAAGCTGAACTGATCGCTTGCGGCAATGGTTGTGCCTAGTTTTCTTTTGGGGCTATGGCTTGTATTGTAATTTACACTGACTTGTGTGGCAGGAACATAACCATTTGTTTCACTAGGAACGGCTGTAGATCCGACACCCCCAATATAAACGGGAAACTCGCTGTAAGGTAAACTCATTTATTGGTATTACACTTGTTTCATTGGTTACCCACCACCATAAGACCAAAATTAGCGGTAGCGTATGAAACCCACACAATACCCCAACCATATTCCTTCTTCATGAAATATGCCCCAGCCACCACCGCATACATAATTCCCGCAACTAATGGCACAAACCTTGTGATCATATCGAGATTCATCTCTGAATTATAAGGTGGGTTTGTTTTTTTTAAACAATAAAATATACATCACAGCCCCGAAAGCTCCGTTGGGAGAAATGGGTGGGGGTTGCCCGTTGACAGATTGAGAATAGACTCCCCCCGCCACATTAACAGAAAAACCCGCTAAAAATTTTTGAGAAATGGGGGGGGTTTGGGAACGGTGTCAAGTCTTTTATTGATTTTTTTTCATAATAAAAAAAGAAAAATAAATGATCTTTTCCCTTGCTTTTTTCTGAAATCTGTGGTATACTTACAGAGTAATCAGCAATTAAATAACCTTTTTAATTCTTACACTTAACTTACTTAACTTACTACTACTATGAAAATAAATACTAAAACTCTCTCTCTCGCCATCGCTGACGCTTGCCGTCTCGCTCCTCGTTTCGCCAATGAAGATGGCGAATTGATCTTTAATGATCTTCGCCGTCTCTTTCCTGCCCTCACTGAAGATCAGGCTGACCTGATCACCACTAGGGTTTGCATCAATGCCAAGGCTGGCTCTAAGGCCATTGGCTGGGATGCTTTCGCTTCGGATCTCCTTAAGGAGATGTCTCCTTCACTTGATAACCTCTTCGGTGACGTTGCAGGTGCGCTTGATAAGCTCACTGTAATAAAGTGAAAAAAAAACAAAATAAAGCTTGCGTTTATCCTAAATCTAGACTATACTTACAGAGTAATGAAAATCAAAGAGACCACTAAAAAAACCGACTTCGATAAGCTCATGACAGAGAGAGCCGCCGCACAAGTAATGCGTGACGATCTCTGCTTCCTTATGGGATGGATCAAGACTGACTGCCCGAAAGCGCATCATGTGATTGATACTATCCTCAAGGCACACGATGAAAACAGAGAGCAAGACTGGCTCTAAAATAAATCAAAATAATCCTTGCGTTTAACTCAATCCTCGACTATACTACTACTAATGAAAATCAAATCACCTGACACCACTCCCTTCTTTGTTCTCTTTGGCAAGCAACGTGCCGACTCTCCTGAGGTCTGCTTCGGTGGTAACTTCAAGCGTTCACGTTGTGAGCGTCAGATGGCTAACCCATACGCTGGTGTGCTGGCTGGCACTGGTCGCATCGTTGAGTTTGCTTCTCGCAAAGAAGCATGGGAGGCACATGGCGACCAGCTTGACATAGCACATGGTCGTGTCAGCTTCGGCATAGGCCGATAATAAAACAAAATAAATCTTGCAATCAATCACATAACTGCTATACTACTACCAATGAAACTCTACGGAACAAAACTCTTTAACAACAGCAAAGGCGAGACAGTCGAATGCACTGAGATAAC